CAAAATTTACTTTAATAACTTTACCCTTATCATTTTTAACATACACTTTAAATTTTTTAACATCACCTTTCATGGGTTTGTTTAATTTAACTTTTCTACCTTGATATTCAGCCATATTAAATTATAAATTTTTTATTACACATAAAAACTTCTTCTATCATCCATTATAACAGGGAAAGGTTCAAGTAGTTGTTCTCTCATTGTTCTTAAACCATTTTGAAATTCTACATCTGCTAACTGAGCTTGAGACATATTATCTTTAAATTGATGAATATAGTATCTTGCTTTTGCTAATAAAACAGAAGTATATTGTTTTGGAAATACTACAGTATCACCATGTGCTGATAATTCTGTAGGTTGTGTATAAGCATAAAAATAAATTCTATAAACTCCATCAGGTATAGGAGATAATCCAAGTTTATTATTTTCTGGTACTCTTATTACTCTTCTAGGAATACCGTAAGATTGTGTATCACTTTTATCTCTGGCTTCAGATATTCCGTGAGTTCTTTGCCAACTACTTAAAGATAGTGGAGATAATTTATGTATTTCATAAGGAGCAGATTTACCTGATACTCCTTCTTCAGTAACTACCATATTATCCCAATCAATAAAACTATATTCATTTAGTATTGTTTGAGCGCTTCTTAAATCATACCATCTTGTTCCTGATGATGTTTCAATATAAGTATTACCATAATAATTATTAGAAGGGTCTCCTGCAGATAAAAAACTCCATTTATCTTCAGCGTTGCATATATCAAAGTAAGCTCTATTAATAGCGTCTTTAATATATTTTTGTATACCTAACGCAGAACTAGAAAAATTAGAAGAAGTTAATTCAACTTCATTAATTTCTCTAATTAAAGTATTAGTTAAATCCAAATATGTTCTAAATGGAGCAGCCATTATTTAATCCTTTACTATTCTGAAACTTTGTAAGAAGGGGTACCAATGTCAGGTGCACCAATATCAGCTTTTCTTCTTAAATCCATTTTACCATATTGTCTTGGATATTTTTCTTTACTATAATCACAAGAATCTACATTATTCCCTTCTTTTAAGAAAGGTAAATGTTCTGTTATAACATCAGTATATTCAATTCCGTTTTTCATTTTAGCCATTTTTTAAATTCCTTATTATAAAAGAAAGGGCGAAATTAATCGCCCCTTCTAATTATGTATTATTAGTCGATAGCGTAGACTGCTTTCACAATCGCATCGTCTCTAAGAACACTTCTTCCATAAACATGAAGACCTCTTACGATATCACCGAAAGTATCAGTGTCTCGTAGAGTTTCAATATTAAGGATTGACTGAGCAGTTGCTGTAGAAGATATATGTCCTCCTAAGCATTGACCAGTTGAGTTCGTGCCTGAAACTGCAGGACAGTTAGAAGATTTATACATTTGGAATCCTCTAATTGAACCAGACGCAACTAAACCATTTCTTACACCACCATCACCTTGATTAAAATCAGATGACATTAGTTTAGAATCAGTACTTGCTAGTTCTTCATAGAACTCAGGTTTTGCAACAAACCATCTTCCTTCTTCTGGTACAGATGAATCGTCAAGAAGTCTAGCCATTCTAGCCATAATTGCCAAAGGACTAATTTCTGAACTTCCATTACCCATATCAATAGGGTCACCTGAAGTAAAGTTAGCGATTGCTGAACCGTTTCCATCACCACCAAGTTGATGGTCTGGACTTGAAGTAGACACACCTCCGAACATTGTAGATAATACTTCACTGTCCATTGTGTCTTTTAGTGTGTACGCCGCACTTGAAGCGCCTACAGATGCAAAATTGACATGAGACATTCTTTCCTCAATGTCATCGATAATAAACTTAAATGAGTTTGCTTTATCAATAACAAGTGTCGCTTGGGCATCAGTAAGGTATTGTTTTGTTGTCGCTGCTGCTCTCGTATAAGCTGCCACAGATACAGTTGGTTCTTTAATGATTTTAACGGTATCGCCAAAACCACTAATTTCACCAGCGTAATCTGTATTAGTTATAGCTTCAATGACAGAGGATTTCCTGAAGAAGTTTTGAATCTTCTTCGAGAAAATTTCTGGAACCCAATATTCTCCTGTTTGGGTTGAAACTCCTACATCAAAGTTAGAGAGGTTTGCATTCGACGCATTTTGTAATGTACCCATTACTTCCTCCTTAGTTAGTTGTTAATTTAGCAACTAAGTACGAGTAAAATTAGTAAGTCGGATTTCCACTACCGCCATATTTTCTTTGGCTTATATCATTAATGACACGACCTTCAGACATAGCTTCTGTAATAGATTTTTCATTCTTATCAAATTCACTTTGAGACATAGCTGCAATTTGTGAACGAGTCCAAATCTTTTTACTTCCATATCCTATCTCTTTACTATTTTTTACCTGTATCATTTCTGAAGCAGGTACTAAATCGCCTGAGACATTCCTTTTAGTATTAGAAGATTTAAACTTGCCGACATCCTGTTTGAAGAGGTCGATTGCACGAGCAGCTAAAGTAGCATTTGAACCATTACTATAAATCCAACCTTTTATTTCTTCAGGTTGTCTATCAGCCCATTCATGAAACTCATCGGATTCTCGAATCTCTGAGAAGTCTGGGTGTAGTTTTTCTAAAGTTAACTCTGCTTCTTTTATAGAAATTTCTTGATTTTTATCCTGAAGAACTTTTAATTCTTCTTTTAAATCATCAAGTTCTTTTGAAGTTTGAGTATGAGCAACTGATTCAACAACATCGTAAACATCTGGATAATTCTTTTTAAACTCTTGAAGTTCTTCTTTACTTTTAGGAGCTTTATATTTTGGTCTATTAGCTCTTAATTGTGCATGAAGTTCTTCTTCTTTTTGTTTAAAAGAGTTAACCTTAGTATCATAATGTTTTTTTAAATCATCATACCTTTTTTTATAGTCAACTTTTTTATAAGGTTGAGCTTCTTGAGTTACTTCCTCTTCCTGAGCAGTTTCTTCTGTGTCTATCATTGTATCCACAACTACTTTAGGTTTTGGTTGTTTATAACCCATCGCATCATTTGCACCTTCGTATGGTTTTTGTACTGCTTCATCCATAGTATCATAATCAAGATAATCTTTTTTTTGATTATATGGATTAGCTTCTTGTTCATCGTTCTTCGGAGAAGTAGTTCTTTTTTTCAAAAGAGGGTTCTCTTTACTTTCAGTCATTTTTAATCACCTTTCGTTGTTATTGTTGGGGTCTTGCAGAATTGCAAGAGTAGCCGAAAACAGAGTGCCTTGGTGATTCCAGGGTCGCTCTATTTATAAAGTCTACTTGTAGGGGTTTTTCATTAAACCACCACGAGCAGAACTCATGACATCCGTTGGAACAATATCCATAGGAGTAGACTCCATTTGTTGTTCGTCTTGGATGTTCATATCTTTATCGTAATCATCCTCTGCTTTTGCCATCATCTTACGAAGTTTGTCTACACCTAAGTGTTTTACAGACTTAGCTGTAAATACAAACTCTCCGTCTGATAATCTTGCAGGGATTGAGTCGGATGTTTCTGTTCCTGGTCCATCGACTTCGCCTTCACCAGAGAATTCATTAGTAGCATTAGCTATAAACATTTTTGGAATTATATCCAATAACGCTGGAAATGTTTCTATAGCTTGTTCTAAAACTTGTTCATCTTCTGTAGTTAACATTGTTGTATCAATACTAACTTGTAAATCTTCATTATCTAGTTCGTCAATATCAGGTTCTTCATCTTCATCTAATACTGCTTGGTCATTTTCTAACATTTTATCTGTTTCTGCAACAGCTTCTACTTCTTCGTTTTGTTCTTCTATCATATCAACAGGCATTCCACTATTAGGTGAGTCTTGTAATTCTGGGATAACCATACCACCATCATCATAAGCACGATAACCAGGGTCATCTTTAATACTAAATACTTTTTCTTCAAGACCAGCTATTCCACCTGCAGCATACCTAGCTCTTGATGAATCAAATAATCTTTGAGGTTGTCCTGGGTTTTGTACTGAAGAAGGAACTTGTGGAGCTTGTAATCCCATAGTAGGAGCTTTAATTTCTCCAGTAATAGTAGAAAGAGGTTTATCTTCACTACCAGTTTTACTTGAGCCTGGTACTCTATATAATGCTGCGTATCCTGGTGTTGCCATAATATTATTCCTTATTAATTAAAATTCCCATTTAATTTTTATTCCTTTATCTTTTGATTCAGTATTGTAGCCTATGTTTGCACTAAAATTATTTTTATTAAATTCTGCACCAACCCAATTATAATTATCAAAACTTAAATTCTTTGTAGAATTTCCGTACTTTACTTTTGTATAACTAGGTCCATGACTAGATGAATGACCTTCTACAGATATTTTATTTTTGTTTCCCAACTACTCCACCCTTTTTCATAAAGTTTATTTTACGAACTATGTCATAATCTTTTCCTTGTTTTTTCCAACCTTGCATAAACTTCATGTTTGAACTAGAAACTTGAATTGGATTTTTAGGTGACATAGCTCCTGTATTAAATCGTATATATTTTTTATTATTATCACTCACGCTATAAATCCTTTATAGTTTTTCTTTTTTAGTTTTGCTAAACCTTTTGTTGGATAGGTATCTTTTAAATATTCTTTATGTAATTCTTGTTTAAATTCTTTTGGAAAAAGTCCATCTATTTCTTTAGGAGATATTTTTTCTTTTGTATTAAGCCAGTGGTCCCAATGTTTATCATACCAATCAGCAACTTGAATTTTCTTGTTACTCATCTGTATTTATAAATCCTTTTTTATGTGAACCATAAATAGTAAATTGACTTTTATGTAAAGGACCTTCTTGGATATTACTTTCAGGCATAACATTTCCACCCCATCTATATCCTTTTCTTTTAGCTACTCCGCCTTTGTTCATACCATTACCAAATTTTTTATTATAATAACTTTGAGATATGTTTCCCTTATCGAGAGCTTTCTTAGCAGCATCTCGAATTATCTTGTCAAAAAGATTACCTATTTTAACAGGCTGTAGTTTAATTACTTTTCTATCACTCATCTCTTATGCGGACTCCCTTTTTCATAAATAAAACCTTTGTTCCATTTAGCTTTATTAGTTTGAATTTTCATACTTTGTTTACTAGCGTAGTTTCTTTGAACTTCTCCTGGATTTTTAGGAGTAGGTTTAGGTTTCCATTTAGCTTTATTAGTTTGAATTTTAATGCTTTGGTTACTAGCATAATCTCTCTGAACTTCTCCTGGATTTTTGGGCCTCGAAAATAATGCAGCAAGTTTTGTTTTATAAAAATCCATACTACCCTCAATATTCAAATAACTTTGTTGTTTTCTTACCAGCTTTTTTAGGTCCTGCAGGTTTTGATGCATCAGTCGTAAATCTATTATATCTCACCTTGTCAAATATACTCTTCTTTTTTACAGGTTCAAACCTATGTTGCTTTGTTCTTGCTTCATTTTTTAAAACAAAGCCTTTTCCCTTCCCTTCAATTTTATAAAAATTTGGATTGGGGTCGGATAAAAATTTATCAAATATGCCCATAGTATTATCTCCTTTTATTCTTTATTAGTATCATTGTAAGTTTTGGTTGTTTCCTGGAGGTGTATTAACTGTTCCAGTAAACTCCATTTCCCCTGGCTGCGGTACATTGCTTGTTCCGATTGTCCCATTGCCAGTTCCTTGACTGTCTGTTCCTGAAGCTTCAGGAGGTAATTCTTGAGAACCGTCCATTGGGGGCTGGTCGTCAGTTGGTGCAGGGTCTTGATTTCCTTGTTGCTGAACATTGTTTTGTAATCCTATAATTTTAGCATATATCTCAGCAGCCGCTGGGTCATTGATAACTTCATTAGGGTCTAAGTCTAAGCTATATGCAAGTTCTTTTATTATTTCAGAAATCTTAACGAATGGTGCAATCGCTGGATTCTGAACAGTTTGTAAGAACATTGTTAGCCTTTGAGACCTTACTTCTTTTTGCATCAAGCTTGAAGTACCTGTTGCCTTTATCTCTAAGTCACCTTCAATGTTTAAGTCGCCTTCGTAAAATTGCATATTCCATTGAAAGAAACTTTCACCAAGTGGTCTTAGTAAATAGTCATCAATGTTTTTGATTACAGTTTTTACGTTCAAGTTCGCTGCACTTAATAACATAGACATACCAGATGCAGTTCTTGTCATACTTTGCACACCAGTTTGTCCGTGAGAGTACGACGGAATACCTGTTGATTCATCAGCAAGTTGTCTAAACTTATCGAACATCATCATGTTCTCTGTTGCTGTATTTGGAAACTTAAGTCCATGTACAGCTTGTCCAGGCATACCTGCTTGTCTTCTAAATATTTTTCCAGGATACACATCCATTGACTGACCAGCTACAAGAGCTGATTCATCTATGTCAAAAACAAGTGAACCTGATAGTGCAAGGTTGTCAATAGCCATCCTTGCATGTCCATTCATAATTGCTTGAGCATCTGACATGTTTTCTGGAACACCGATACCAAAGAAACTATAAGGATTTTTTTCGTAAGGAAAAGAATGATAAGGTATTCTATAAGGCTTAAATGGATTAACAACCATTCTTAAAACCTTATCTTCAGTTACCCAAGCATTAATTTGTAATTCAGACTCTTCTGTAAACTCCTCTGGAATTTCCATACCAGAAGCTTCAAGTACTGACTTATCTACAATACCCCAATATTCTAAAACTTCAAATCTAGTAGAGGCTTCTGTAGAATCGTGAGTATCTTCACCTAAATCTAAACTTGCTTCGAAACTTCTGTTTTTATAATTGGGTCCTTTTTCCAATACTTCTAGTATTGCTTTTTTATCAAAGAATGGTCGGTTCAGCAAATTCCTTAATTGATTTCTATTAAATTTATGTCGCTGAATTGTGAACTCACATTCTTCAATATTCTTAGCATTTGGGTCAGGATAAAAATCCCAAAGACTTACATGCTCTACCTTCGGTACCTTTACTTGTTTAGGTGCATATTTATTAGCTCCCTCTTCACTCTTATTATAAACGTGAAGAGTTTTATTAAAAGTAAAAGGTCCTTTAATAATTCCAGTACCTAACAGTACGGATTCAAATATAGAATTTCTTAATTCGCTACCACCATTGGATTCTTCAATCTCATCGTGTATTAGTTTTTCCATACGACGAGCTGCTATTTGAGCTGGTTTTATTTGTGGCATCTCAGGCATAGGTGCTGGACCTTCTTCAAGGTCTGCTCCATTATACTCTTTTCTAAGAGATGCTAAAAAATCTTCGTTAACAGTTTGAAGAGTAGCTCCTGGTTCTAGGGTTTTCCCATCCCCTTCAAAACCAAGGGGAGCGATATCTGGTGTTGGGGCAGGAGTCTCACTTGAAATACCCATTCCCATCAAGTTTCCTTCGATAGATGGTGTGGGTTGTTGAAGACCGTCACCTAATTGCTCTTTTAATGGATTGAGATGTGCAAAAGTTGCTACACCTTCTGGTACCTTAGTCTCTTCTACAGAGATGGGAAACTTATTTGCAGAGAATAGGACATCTGTAATTTGTCCATAAGCTGCTAAAACCTTTGTTTTTGTTACCTTTACAAAGACTCTTGATTTTTCATGGTCTCTAAACTTAACGTTTTTAAAGTATTGTCCACGATAGTTGTGATATGATTCTAGCCACCTATCCTCTTCAGTTCTTCGAGAGGACTCAGCATCAGAAAATTTATTATAGATATACGCAGAAAGCCTTGATTTTTCTTGCTCTCTTGCTATTTCTTCTACGCTTTTCTTTTGTATATCATCACTATTATTATTATTATCTATAGCCATTTATCCCCATTAATTCGTTAAGTATTTATAAAATCTCGTAATTTCTATTATACAGTCATTTTAACTACTTGTCAAGTACTTTTTTATTTAAATATGGAAGTAACCATTTATTATCTCTAAATACTTGTATTAAATAATTAGAAAGACTGTTAACCACTACTTCTTCATCATTATCTGAAGATAGTGGTTGACCCTCAGTATTAAGCGATGAGATATAAACACATCCGTGAATTATCTCATGTAGCAATGTATTTGCCTCATCTATATCAGAAAGTCCAGGCTGTATCTCAATTAAATTTTCTCTATGAGTATATTGACCAAAACAATCTGTCATGTTTGATTTTTTAAATTGAGGTGCTTGTTCTTTAAGTTCTACATCTGCAAACCCTATTCTTACTATTTTACCGTTTAGTTCGTTTTTCTTATTTATCTTTGACATCTGAATATAGATACTCCTTCTTTGATTGTCTGAAATTATTTGATTTATTAGTGTCTATATTATCAGCAGGTTGACGACACCATTCTCTAAAACTATCTTCTGGTCCACCCATATCATTTAAACGAAATACCTTATAAGGCTGTAGTACTTGTTCTATGTTTCGTTTCTTTCTATATTTTAATAACTCTTCATATGACATAACCACATCATAAACTTCTTTTGTTTTTTTATTTCTAAATGTATAAGTAGGCATTTTTAATATCCAAAAGTTGGGTCTGAAGGAGTAAATCTTTTTATGTCGCCCATCTCTCTATATGCACTAGGCATTCTTGGCCTAGACATAATTAGATATCTTAATGCATCATATGCATGGTCAGATGCTTTTGTATCAACATCCTCTGGTCTATTAGGGTCACATGGAATACTTTGTAACTCTCTAATTAAATTTACACAGTTAGACATAATTTGTAATCTTGGTCTTCCTGTTTCTTTATTAGGTTTTAATTTTTCGTGTATTTGTATTTTACCTTGTATTCTATTTTTATCTGCTGGTCTAAGTTTATGTCCAGCTCTTACTAAAGTTTCACCAACTGTAGGACCTGTTGTTCCTGTTCTATTCCAAGCAGCAGTATCAAGAACACCTTGTATACTTTTACGCTCTTCTTGTTCCATCTCAGTTATTAGTGAAGCAAGGTCTTCACCTGTTAAACCTTTTTGATAAAGTTCTCTATAAATAATAAGAGTATCATCTTCAGGGTCTAAGGTTGCCCACACACAACAAGACTCAGCAGCGTAACCATAATCAATACCTTTATACTTTTGCCAATGATAAGGTATTTGAAATGGAGGTATGATATGTTTCTCTACATCAAACTCTGCAAAGGCTGCACCTTCGCTAACATCCCAGTTACCTTCCATTAATTGTTTTCTTTGTACTGGAGGTAGTGATGCTAACATCTGCTCGTATCTACCGTCTTCAGCAAGATACGGATTATCATCAAGTCTTGCAGGAATAAACTTACGACTTAAACCGTCGTTACCTTCAAAACTTTCATTAGGTGGTGATGGGTCAAGATATCTCTTTTTTACCCAATGGCCACCAACGCCTCCAGGGTTTGCAGTACACCGAATATAGGTTTTAATTTCTGGGTCAGTTGTCCTCAATCGTGATTGCAAATACTGAAGTGGAAACTCAGTTGGATACTGAGTTAACTCGTCAATTCCTATCCAACTATAAGCTTGTCCTTGATATCTGTACACATCAGCGTCTCTATCAAGATAACCAAACTCAAGTAATGCCCCAGAAGGAAACCGCCAAATCTTTTCAACTTCTCTAAACTTTGCTCCAGGAAAAGCTTTTGGATAAAGTTCTCTTGATTTATCTATAAGCTCTCGTAGTTCTGGCATAGACCTTCTAAGTAATAATGCTCTATGACTCGGTCGATGCATAAATCTTAATGGGTCAACTAACATTGCATAAGATTTACCACCACCTGCAGCTCCACCATATAACACATCTTGTTCTGGTGCGGCTAAGAAATCTGTCTGTGGGCCTTTGTTAGGTTTAAAGACAATCGATTCTTTGTTTTCTTCTATAAAATCTTTTACCTTTGTAGGTAAGTTCTCCTTAGTGCTTTCAGTTAACACAGGAGAAGTTAAAGCTTCTTTAGTATCTTTTAGTTTTTCTTTTTCCTTATGAAGCTTAACACTTAACCTTTCAATCTTTTTTCGTTTAGCTTTTAACTCTCTAGCAGCTTGAAGTTTCGCTTGATGCTCACGAGTTAAATGCCTTGGACTTTTAGAACCTTTAGGTCTACCTGGTTTTTTCTTTTTTATCTCTTCTTCCATTTTTTCTTTTTAATCTTTCATCTCTTTGTCTAAAAGATTCTTTCATACTGATATCCCAAAGTTTGTCTTCTTCTGTCCAATGTTCATCAAATGGTTTTCTTTTTTCTTTTTCTTTTGCTCTTCGTAGTAATTCACTTCTTATTTTAAAATCTTCTTCCATATAATATAAATAATCAATAGATATTTTTTGATAATAAACTTCTTTCTTTTTTCTTTTCCTTATCTACTATTTTCTTTAAACCAACAGCAGAGATACTTCGTCCTGTTCTGTACTGAAGTTGTTCAGCTGCTCCACGAAGAGATAAAGCACCATTTATAATATGTCCTTTTGCTTCTTCTAGAGCACTGAGTTGTTCAGGTACTGGCTCCATAAATCCTTCCATGCTTTCCGATTGCTTATAACCAAAAGGAATAGTAGAACTTGTCTTTCTTTTATAAATAACTTTATTCATTTTTTACTTCTTCGTATTCAGCATCCTTTGCTTCTATAATCATTTCTTCTTTATCAGGTAAAAGAAAAATACCACCACCCATATTATGAGTAACATCAACTCTTTCTCTTTTGCTAATGCCGACTCTATCCAAAAGAGTCTGAGCCGCCTGTAACTTAGCACCTACTTGAGGAATTGGTGCATCACTATCAAGTACATCCACCAATTTGGCTGCCGCCTTTGGAGCACTATGGGCTAATATAGTATTTGCAACATCTACTACCTCTTCCTTTAGGGAATCAAGTACAGCATAGTAAGATGTAGGTTCATAACCTGCCACTACAAGAGCCTGTCTAGCGTCACCTTTTGCTTCACCAGCAAGGGCACTTAGAAATTTTTCTTGTTTATCAGTTAGTTTTCTTTTCTTTTGATTATCTGTTGTTTGTAAAAAACTCATACTCCCTATTATAACATCTAGTTAACACTTTGTCAAGTAAAAAATAATTAATTTTGTTGTTGACAAAACCGATAACTAGGTGTATAATATAATTAGTCCCCCTGGGGGCGGTTATATACCTATCATACCTTATATAATCTATGAAGATAAACCACACCCGACCCTTGTACTCGCA